GTAAAACTTACCCAGCGTTGTGTAGTCTCTGCGTTCGATTCATTCAGAATGTCGGAGGCTTCGCTCCTGGCATCCCTTGGGGTGTCGGATGACCTGCTGGCCCTCTTCTTTGGCAGCCCCGAGCGCTTTTTGGCGACTTGCGGTGGGTTGCATCTCCTTTATTGGAGCATGTGGTGTGGTTTTGTTTTTGTGGCCTGGATCCTCACGGGAGTGTGGGGGCTAGGCCACGGGTTTCGGGTACGCATTGAGCAAGCGACCCTGCACGCAGCCATGCGCCGGCACAGTTTTGACCGGTCCGCTGCCGTCGCCGCTGGGCGTGTTGTCGCGTCGGTTAACTCCTACGCGGTTTTGCGCACCGACGGCATGGTTACCTCGCCTGGTGGCGAGGAGTTTTGGCGCGTCATTGGCGACGACGGGATTGTGCGCGGCTTGCTGCGCCATGTACCGACGGCGCCCCGGGCGACTTTTGTTGCCCCTGTCCACCCGGCACCCGCCGTGGTGGGACCTCGCGTGGAGCCCGAGATGGCAGTTGCCGGATCTACTCTACGCCGCTCTGTGGGTAAATACCCACAGGGCGCGGTCACCGTCTACGCTTTAGCGGAGGACGGCACCCCATTTCCTGTGGGGTGTGGTGTCGGTGTATGCCTCGGCGTGAAGCTCGCCGGCCGGGAACAAAAGCGTGTCCTGGTCACTGCGACGCACGTTGTGGAGGCGGGTTTGTACTTCAAGGGTACCCACCCTACCAACACCGTCAAACTTGATAATAAAGACATCAAGTGGACCTACAACGGGGACTGCGCTATCGGCGAGGTTCCCACGTCGGTCTGGACCCTCCTTGCGGTCCGGTGTGCTCCCGTCGCCACTTTGTACCGTGGTGACCGCTTGCACATCTCCGCTCCTACCGAAAAGGTCGGTATGAGCGAGCGTGCAGATGGCTCGGCTCTTTTGCCGTTGCCGTCTGTCATGTACCCGTGGGCATTTACCCACAGTTGCAGCACACGCCCGGGCCTCTCCGGGTCAGCTATACGCAACGTGTACGACGCTGTCATTGGCGTGCATGTCGGGGCCGTCCCCGGCGAGCAAGCCAACCTTGGCATCTGCCTGCTGCCTGTGCTGGAGCACAGCGGCTTTGCTGCCGTGCTTGGCGATCGTGTCCACCAAGAGGACTCGAAAGATACAGGCAAAGAGCCCTTCTACGAGAAGGTTGACCGCCTCATGCGGCAAGGCTACAACAGGCAGGCCGCAACTGCTCGTGCTGAAGACGAAGAGTCTCAGGCTTACCATGACGAGCAGGATTGGGAGTGGTCACACCGCCTTTCCCAAGAGGAAGAGTACTACGAGAACCACATCGGTACTGACCCGGACGGTCGCGACATCTACGCGAACAACCGCGGTCAGTACAGTCATGAGCCATCTGATGACACCATCAGGGCCGACGACATCCAAGATGTGGATGACGACCAGGAGGACATTAGGCACGAAGGTGCCTTTGTCCACCTTCGTCCTCCCCTTACTCCTGCCCAACCGTCGCCAGCGACGGTGGCCCCCGTACCTTCGGTGTCCGCGCAACCTTGCGCGGCGCCCCAGGCCCGCGTTAAGACGCAACGGGTTCCTCGCCCGGGTCTCCGCATCCTCAAACGAGGTGAGACCCTTTCTTCAACCGTTGCTCCAGAGGTGTCCCTCGTGGCATCTCCAACGGTTGACCCGTGTTTTCCGGCTGCCGCTCACCACCCAGCGGCGACGGAGAACGTGGTGGACCTGGTGACGACGCAGAGCCAACCGGCTCCTGCTCCTCCGTCGCCAGGTCACCCGTCCGGGTCGTCGCCAGTTACGACGACTTCACCTCCACCTACGTCAGAGGTAGGACGGGTGCCGCGGCAACCCTCTTCAAAGAAGGCTGCCCGGAAGCCCCAGAAGCAATCTACTCCCTCGGTACAATCCCGGGAGCTTCTGGAACTCATCGCCCAGTCAAGACGCACCCAGTCCTTGATCTCTCGTCTCTCGCAGAGTATCCCGAGCTCCAAGACTGGACGTGGCCGTTGAAGCTAAAACCTTCACAGGTCGTACAAGCTGTTCACATGGCAATTGGTCAACCCAAGGTTAACTATCCTATGCCTGACCCAGCGGCGTGTGCGATCTCCTGGCAGCCCTTAAATGTGTTGTCAGACGCCATGGTGAGCTACTCAGCGCTTTATGCGCGGTGCTGCTCACTAGCGCAAAAGATCCGACCGGCAAAGAACCCCGGGTACCCCCTCGGGCAACTTTATGCCAGGAACGATCAAGCTCTCGCTGTTATGGGACCGTCCATTTGCGATCGAGCTGTGCGCATGGTGCTCCTGTGGATGGAGCACGACTGGGCGCAAGGGCCCCCACCTGATGGGTGGGACGCCCTTGTACGCGGCTTCACCGAGGTGGTTACTCCGTTCATCAAATCGGAACCCCACCCGGCCCGCAAAGCCGTCGTAGGCAAGTGGCGCACCGTTAATTCGGTTCCACTTGTCCTCCAGCTCGCTGAGCGTCTTGTGCTCACCGGGTATATGGAGAAAGTCAAAGCCCTCTATGGCTACACCCCGGCCACTGTGGGTATTGGCTTTACCCCGGAGATGGCAGCTCGCTTTGCTGAGCGCCTTCGCGCAGAGTGCCCCCCTGGCAGCTCTGCCCACTCCGAGGACATCTCCGGATGGGACCGAGCGGTCACTGAAGGAGACGTAGCTTGGGCTGCTCTCGTTGCCAACGCTGGCATCGATCGAGCTGGGTTTACCAAGCTACAGAACGCACTACGTGTCCACGCATGGTACATGTCCAGGCCACTTCTTCGTATCTGGGACGGAGTTGAGTGGCAACTGTGTCGTACCGCGCCTGGGTGCATGTTGAGCGGTAGTACGCTCACCGCGACCTACAACAGCATGATTCGCTGGGGTAAGGCACGGATGACCGGTGCTATTACCGCTCGGTGCGTTGGTGATGATGCCCTCACGATCCGCCCGTCCACACAGACGGTTGAGGAATATGAGGAGCTGTACCGCACCATGGGCCTCGCTGCTCGCGAGTCAACTCTGGAGGCACCCGATGCCCCCAACATGACCGCTTTCTCACTTTGTAGCCATCGCTATGAGCTACGAGATGGCAGCTGGCGTCTTTACCTGATCAGTGCCCCACGCACTGTTTATCGGGCTTTGACGCGCCAACAGACGCCGGAGTCACTAGACGCCGTGTTGCGCGAGTTGGCTGGACACCCT